CGTTATTGCCGACCTGCTCAAGGGCAAGAAAGCGGCTCAGGCATGAGCTTCGACCCCACCCTCTACTCCGAGCGCAAGGGAATCAAGGACGGCATCCGTAGCCTGAAACTGACCCACGCCCAGTTTGCGGTTCGTGCGGGTTACCCCCCGTCCACGTTCTCAAACAAGCTCAACGGGTCAGCCCCCATGACCCCGCAAGAAGAAACGAAGATCCTGGCAGACATAGAAGCAATGAAGGAGGGTGCGGTATGAACGAGCTTTTGTTGAAGGCCATGATGGCGTTTCTGGTTGTTGCCCTTTGGCTTTGGATTTGGGTCGTAGGCGCACAAATTGGAATACCGTTCTGGTGGCGGATGTTTGCGTCTGTGGCCGCTCTAATAATCACGGCAGCAGTTGTTGTCGCGGTTGTGGAGGACTTCACATGATCTACCGCCTTTTCGGTTCCACTTGGAACGATGTACCCGAACGCCAGACCTTAACCGAGGCTGTGAAGCGGGAGAAGGGCCGTGCCATTTGGGAAGCGGGACGCTTTGCCCGAGCCGCCAAGAATGCTCTGCGGTGGTTCAAATGATCGCCCTCGCCGCCCTTGCCCTGACCGCTTTCGTTATGGGGTTTGCCATTGGGGCCATGTCCCTGAACATCAAGCCCCGCCGCCTTCGGCCCAAGGACTTCGACATCGACACGATTCTGGCGAATGCCGAAAAGCCGTTCTACGAAAAGACCACCTGAAAAATGAAAGGGGCCAGACGGGCAAACGTCTGAACCCCTAAGTCCACCTAACACGAATTGAAGGAGATAGGCGAACATGACGAATTTACAAACAAAACCAACGGTCGAAATCCTCGGGGCCACCCGCCCCCCTGAAAACCTGAAACTCAAGGTCACCATCCCCTCCGAGAATCTTCCGGGGGTTGGGGTTGTGGCGGAAGTGGTGATAGCGGGATTGGAATGGGAGAAATACCCCAAGGGCGAAGCCTACTGGTCTATCCCTCGGATATCGGTTGCCAAGTGCTCCGTCTATTGGGTCGGCGGCTCCAATGAAATCCAGGTCACCTCGGGACTCTGGCGGGAAATCTCCAGCGAGGTTGAGAACTGGATATGCGAACTCTCCTTCGATGCAATCATGTCCACCGCCCCCCATAAAGAAACGGTGGCAGCATGAACTACGACGACTGGAAAACCGGATTCGGTGACGGGAATTTCGAGGATGCCCCCGAATGGCCCCCCTGCTACCGGGATAAGAAGGGCTATCCGAGAGACACCGATACCGGGCGCTTTCTCTCAGAAGATGAATACGCCAAGGTGCGAGAAGAATGGGAAAGCGGGATGGAGCCGGAAGAAATCGAGGAAGCAGACGAGCAGCTCGAATGGGACAAGTTCAGGGCGGCACAAGACCGCAAACGCAGGGCCGCAAGAGCCAAGGAAGGCCACCTGCGTGTCATGTCCTCCCTGAACATGGCAGAATCACAGCAGATCGCTTTCCTCAACGCACCGCTGAATCTGGAAGGGGTGGAAGCATGACCCGAATCGCCCCCTACCTCCTTACCATCCTGGTGGTGGCCATGTTCTGGGCCGCAGAAAACATTTAACGAATCACAACACGGAGAAATCATGGAAAATCAACTCACCACACGTGAACCGAATATGCAGGAAATGGCAAACTCTATCGCCGCCTCGGGAATGTTCGGGCTTAAATCCCCCGCTCAGGCCATGACCCTGATGATGCTTGCTAAAGCGGAAGGCCGTCACCCCATGACGGTGATTCAGGACTACCACATCATCCAAAATCGGCCGGCACTCAAAGCCGACGCGATTCTGGCCCGTTTCCAGAAGTCGGGGGGCCGTGTCGAATGGCTCCAACTCACCGAATCCGTGGCCGAAGGGAAGTTCACCCACCCCGAAGGTGGAAGCGCGACGATCCTTTGGAGCCTCGTCATGGCCCAGAAGGCGGGACTCACGAAGAACCCGACTTGGGCAAGCTATCCCCGCCCTATGCTCCGTTCGCGCACCATCGCGGAAGGGGTGCGCACAGTCTATCCGGCTGTCCTGTGCGGGATGTACACCCCCGAGGAAATGGAAGATGTGACCATGCGGGAGGAAGTCTCTCTGGCGGCAACCATGCCCGAATCGGCGCCGCTTGAAATCTCGCCGGACGAAGTCGAGCATAAGAAGCGCATGAAGTACCTACGCGGCAAGCTGAACCAGGGTTTCATGGCCTGCGGCTCCGAGCAGGAAATCCGCGAGGCCTGCAAGGTGTTCCAACGGGAGCAGGGAGTCAAGATTTGGGAGGAATTCACGACCCACAACGGGACCGAGACCTTCCGCTCCCTGACCGATGAACACATGACCAGAGTCGCGGAAAAGTCCCAAATGGACAGCAACCTTGCCGCGATCAAAGCTGACTATCTGGAACGCCTCAAAGCCTGCGCCGACCCGATCCTGTTCGACGAACTCTCGGCCGAGTACGAGGAAACCTTCGTTCTCAAGAAGGACGAGGAAGTTCTGGAAGCCCTCCAAACCAAAGGACGTGACGACTTTGGAATGACCTACGGATTCGCGGAAGAAATCGAGGCCTGAGCCATGCTCCACGTCCCCGGTCAACCAATCCCTCGCGGCTGCGCTGTCGTCCTGAAGGACTGCACGTTTGGCGGTATGGAGAAGGATTTCCGGGGATCGCTCGGGCACCATGTCGGGCACATCGTGAAGGTTCCGAAGATCGAACGGTGGTACAAGCCGAGAACGATTCAGCAGAACAAAACGGTGCGCGGTCTCTGGATGCCGATAATCCTCAAAGAACTGGGGCATTATCCCCATGATGCCCGATATGTGTACGACTCAATCAAAATCGCGATTGGGTGGACGGAACCAAGGACCAACCCGAAAACCGGGGAAGTGACTAACGTCCCGGCCCCCACCGCACACCTTGACACGGAAGGGTATTCGGGATTCATGAAGATCTTCCGTGCCTACGTCGAGGACCAGGATTCCGGTTTCGGGATTCTGCTTCCTGACCCTGACCCCACGATGGCGAGGATATGATGCGCTCCTTCCACTTCCGCGACCCCCGCAAGACCCCGAGCCTGAAAGCGGTTCTGTGGTGCTGCTTCCGTGGGCCGCAGGATGAAAGACCAGGATCTACGGGACTGGAAATCGAGACGTTCACGCGCTCGAAAGGCCACCCGTCAATCCGTCCGGCTTCCGATGTATCGGAAATTCGGGCCTTCGCGGAGACCTATCTGGACGGCACCGGAAACCCCGTGTACTACGTCCCTTCGGCTGAGTATGTGGGAAAGACTGAGAACGGGAACAGGGTGTCAAGGTTCGTGATTTATCGGTACAGCGACCATAGGGCGCAAGTTGCAAGGGAAAAGGAAATGAACAAACAAAGGATCGCAGCGTAATGACCCCCTCTTTGGCCACACCGCATAACATTGGAACACGGTGGTGCGGAGCCTTGATGGGGCGGGTGAACCTCGTCAGCCTAATTGGCGGGGTTCGCCTTCAACTTGTCCGCAAGGACACGCGCACGGCCATTTCCATGGGTGGCTCTTTGCGGTCGGCTCGGTCGTGCGCGACAAAACCCAATCTCTCCGCCAACCCCTCGGGCTACAAGCCGAAGGCGGTTGCTGCCCGTGAAGTCGGGCCGGTTTGGAATGAAAGGAAGGCAAAATGAGCAACATTGGAATGTACTGCGATGAATGCGGGGAGATTAAAGACGCAGGGGAATGCCCGGTTTGTGATCGCGGTGAACAGCACAAGCCTACCGTTTACCTAACCGTTGACGCTCTGGCCGCCGAAATCCGCAGGGTTGATGGAAGTCACACCCTCGGAGCCGGTGCGCTTGCAGAGGCGTTGCTGCCTTTTATTCAATCGCATCGGGTCGCCCCATGACCCAGGCTCCCGAGGAAACCGAAGTAAAGGGCGGGGTCTGGATGACACCCGAGGACTACGCCGCGCTGATGAAAATCTCTGTGGAACTTGTCAAAAAGATGCTCAACCCGAAGGCAAAAAAGCCGTCCAAGATGTTCGACCGCCGCGACGTTAAGCGGTTTTCGCGGAACCATTCGCGCATTTTCGTGACCCGTCCCAATGCGGCCGGCATTTCCTCCCCCCGTCTGGTGGAAAGATGAATCAAGGCATATACAGGCCCGAGGATTTGGCGTGGACGTACAGCCGTTCCAAGGTGCGGCTACCTGCGGCGTGTCCCATCCATTGGCGTAGCACCTCCATCGGTGGCCCTCCCTCTCCGTTCAAGTACCGTTCAGCGTGGCGGGTGGCGAAGGTGTGCCGGATTGACTTTACGTCCAGAGGGACGAGTCCGGCTTTTTCCTGCGCCCTTTTGACCTTCCGAGCAAACCCGGGGGTAAAGGATTCGTGGTTCACGTACCGCGACAAGTCCCACCAGGATTTCAGCCGTGGGAGAATGATTTCCGCCGCCCTTGTGGAAAGCGGTTGGTCGATCACTTCCTCTGAGGATTTGGCCTTTTCCCTGACCTTGTACAGCTTCCAGAACTTCGACCCGTCCGGCCTGCGGGACTGGACGATGTTTTTTGGCCGCAGCTCGAAAAAGTCCGAGGAATCAATCCCCGTCTCCCAAATCACCTGCAAGATTTCCCGGGATTCAGGGTCGAGCATTTTAAGGACTGTCTCGTACCGCTCCAAATCCCAAGTCGATAGCCTTCTTCCGAACTCCTTTTTTTGGGGGGTTCTGAAATTGGCTAACGGATCAGACTTCAAATTCCCCTCGGAGATTTCCCACCGCAAAAACTTCCTCGCCGTGGTCAGAAAGTTCTTCCAAGTCTTGGGGGAATACTCGCCTCTTAAATCGTCCTTTCGGGCCTCACAAAGCCTTTTGGTGATCTGGGCGACCTCAGTCACGGCTAACACCTCTTTAAGCCGTCCTAAGTGGCCTTCCGCCTCTTTGACGGTGTGCCTTTTCCGCCCCTCGTACCCCAGCCGGATGAACCTTTCGATTTCCTCGGAAATCTCAGCCTCACCCCGTGATCTGATCGGGTGCACCCCCATCCATTCCCGAATCTTGGCGACCTGCTGCTTTGGGGAAAGAGCGGTTGGGGATTTGTGTCCGGTGGAAATGGAAACCTGGGTTCCGTCCCACCTGAAACGGATCTGCGCTGTTCCCCGTGGCGGACTAAAGACCGACCACTTGAACCCCAAGGTGTCAACGCTTTTTTTGTTGATACCCATAGCTTTTTCTTGGGTTTTCGTTAAATTAACAAGCGGACTATCGGACTCGAACCGACGCACCCCCTTTTCCCCAATCGAACTGGTTTCCATGAATCGCCCCGCAAGTCGTGTATTTGCACCGAATTACCCCAATTCTATTAAGGTTCGTTCCGGCTCGTTAGGTGCAACTAAAAGCACTACAAATGCGACTTTTGAGGGCGGTTTGTTGACACCCTGTGTTGAGACATGGGGGGTGAACTGATGCGCCGCCCTGTGACTTTCGTGAAGGTCGAAACCGCCAGGTTCTTGCTTCGGGTGTACAAAGTTCCGTTTGACGGTCGTGCGTTGTGGGTGACTCAACTGGCCGAAGCATTGGCCGAAGGGCTCCGTGGGGAGCACCCTTTCGCGGACGAACTTTTGTCCGAAGTTGAGGAATTTCGCGAAAGAGACACAAAAAGGAAGAAAGCGTATTCCAAGGATTCCGTGGAATCCAAGGATTCCGTGGATTCCTCCCACATACATACAAACACTACAGACATACAGACAGACAATAAGAACAACAAGGGCACTTCGCGCCCCCGCTTCGCGGCACCGACCCTTGACCAAGTCTCGGAATACTGCCTTGAGCGCAAAAACCAAGTCCAGCCGCAAGCCTTCATCGACTTCTACGCCTCAAAGGGGTGGGTCGTTGGCCGCTCCCCCATGAAGGACTGGAAGGCCGCTGTTCGGACTTGGGAGAAAAACAACTTCGGAAAGGGAACCACAAATGCAAAGCCTTACCGCTCACGAATTGACGGCATCAACGAAAATGCCCGTCACCTCGACCGCCTCCTTGGAACACAGGAAGAACCTGGTCGAAGTGCAGCTCAGACGAATGGCCCTATCAGCCAACCAACCCGCACCGGAACCTGAAACCATGCGATACCTCATAGCAGACGCATTAAGGCTCTGGACGGGCATTTCGAATGAGGCCTTACCATCGGCAGTCGACATGGGAATAAAGGCCTCAGGTGGCTTCCAATCGACTGCAGGAGGGGTTGCAAAGGCATGGGAGCAAAGAGCGGTGTCAAAAACGCTAGAACTGGGCCAATCCAAGCTCTCCGGGGCCGAAGCCTTGGAAGAGGCCCGGGCATGGACGAATTACTGGGAATCATTGAGCCCCGAAGAGCAGGAAGCCGAGCGGCAGGACTACCGCGCTTTCTGGCGGGATATGCAGAAGGCTGTGGGGGGTGCAGGGTGATTCTTCCGAACGAACTGATCGTGGATGCGTTTTGTGGTGGTGGCGGGGCTTCCGAAGGAATCCGCCGCGCTACTGGCCGCTCCCCGGATATTGCGATCAACCATGACGAGGACGCGATCGTGATGCACGAAGCGAACCACCCCGAGACCCACCACCTGCGGGAAAGCATCTGGTCGGTGAACCCATCCAAGGTGACCAAGGGGGCCGCTGTGGGTCTGCTGTGGGCTTCCCCGGATTGCACCCACTTCTCCCGCGCAAAGGGCGGGAAGCCCGTAAACCGTCGCCGCCGGTCCTTGGCGAACGTCGTGGTCAAGTGGGCCAAGCTCACTAATCCCAGGTTCATCCGCCTCGAGAACGTCCCAGAGTTCCAGACTTGGGGGCCGCTCGGGAAGGACAACAAGCCGATCAAGTCCCGGTCGGGCGAATACTTTCGCAGGTGGGTTCGCTCCTTTGAACGCCTCGGGTACATCGTGGAATGGCGGGTTTTGATTGCTGCCGACTACGGCGCCCCGACCACCCGCAAGCGTCTTTTCGTCTGCATGAACCGGGACGGGGTGCCGATCAAGTGGCCGGCCAAAACCCACGGGAAAGATCTGCCCAATCCGTGGCAAGCGGTTTCAACCTGCATTGACTGGTCTATCCCCTGCCCGTCCATTTTTGAGCGCAAGAAGCCTTTGGCCGATGCCACTTTGCGCCGGATTGCCCGGGGAATAATGAAATACGTGGTGAACGACCCAAACCCGTTTGTGGTCAATATGTCCCACGGTGGGTCGATTGAAAAGTTCACCAACCCCATGTCAACGATCAAGACTGAGCGTGGGGGATGCCGTGCGCTTGTGTCTCCAACGATCGTCAACCTCACTCATGGGGGCCGGAACGAGGACATCAACGAACCTGCCAAGACTATTACTGCCGCGCACCGTGGTGAAAAGGCTTTGGCAATCGCCCACCTTCTCAAGCACTTCACAACCACAAGCGACAATCTGGACGCTCGCAGTCCTGCCGGCACGATCACGACCCAAGATCATCATTCGGTTACTGTGGCTCATGGCTTGAAAATGTACGGGACTTCAACCGGACAAGATTTCAAAGACCCCGCCCACACAATCACCGGGCAGGGCCTTCACGCCGGGATTGTCACGGCTTTCATGCAGGAATACTACGGGAACGGGAATCCTTTGAACGCCACCTCCCCCATCCCGACCATCGTCACCAAAGACCGGGTCGCGGTGGTGACTGTGGAAGTCAAGGGTGCGACCTACGTCATCGTGGACATCGGCATGAGAATGCTCAAGCCCCGCGAACTTGCCCGGGCTCAGGGGTTTCAGGACGAATACATCCTGACCGGAACACAGTCAAACCAGGTCGCCAAGATCGGGAACAGCGTGGTTCCCCATTGCGCCGAGGCCTTGATTCGCGCCCAACTGGGGACCAGTCCGGCATTCGAAGAACAGCCCAACCTTTTCGGGGAGGCCGCATGAAGCCCCTGATAGCCATCCTCGCCCTGTGCGCGACCGCCATTACCGTGACGTACCTGACCGTCCGACCTTTCTCGGTGAATGCTGACCGCATGGTGGAAGTCTCAAAATACGACATGGAAAGGGCTCGTTTGGAATTCCTGACCGCCTGCCAGAAGCGGAACCCTTTGAAGGAATGCGTGGAGGCGAAATGAAACGGATTTACTGGCAGTCCTACAAGGGTGGGTTCTGGATTCGCGTTTTCGGGTATGGGATTTCTGTTGCCGACCGCCGCATTCATCCGGCATTGTTTTCCGAGCGAAACGGGTTCAAAAAGCCGCTTAAAGTCGGGCCTTACGCTATCGGGTACTTGCACCCACAGAAAAAAGAACAATCTCAGGAGGCGACTCGCTTCACGGTTTCCGATCTGGAAGTTTACCAAAGCCCGGTTTACCCGTGGCACATCAAGGAACACCTGAACGCAAACCAGACTCAGGATGGGGTAAAAATGCGTCTTGTCCAGATGCTCCCGAAGCCAAATGGTTTCACGGTTGTTTGGGAGAAAGATCAATGACGCGCCGATCCCCCATCCCCCATCGGTTTGACGGGTTGGCGATTAAAGCCCCCGCCAAGCGCAAAAAGGCCGCTCCCCGTGCCAAGACACCCGAGGCCGCGATTCAATCGGCTGTGGAGGCCTATTTGCGCCTCAGAGGCCTTGCGTGGTTCCATATCCCTGACGCGCTTCTCCGGGCCGGATTCTCGCAGGGTTCTGCGGTCAATTACGCCCTGATAAACGCTGCCGCCGAGGTGCGCGGATTTCCTGATCTGGTGATCTTCGACCCCGAGCGTCACGGGTTTGTGCTCCCTCTGGAACTGAAAACGTCTGTGGGCGTGGTGAACGTGAACCAACGGAACTGGAAGCGATCGGTTGGAACGAAGGTTTGCCGCTCTTTCGAGGAAGCCAAGGCCGAAATTGACCTGTGGATGAAAGACCCGGCTGGGTATTGGAGGGCCGCATGAGCACCAAGTGGATGAAAACCTACGGGGAACGCCTCAAAGAATACTGCGAGATCGAACGGCGCAAACGCCGGGAGCTGTATGCCAACCGGAAGAACCGGGAGAAAGCAGCCAAAACCATCAAACAGATCGGGGGCAAGTGATGGGCCGGCGACCAGGATTCACCCACTCCCCGGAAACTCGGGCGAAGATCGGGGCGAAGAAGAAGGGTGTTCTGTACTCCGAGGAAGCCCGGGCGAACATGAGCGCATCGAAAAAGGCCAGTTGGGCAAACCCCGAATATCGGGCGAACGCCTTGAAAGGCTTGAAACGCCTGACCGATGCGCAACGGATACTGCGGGACGAAAGAAACCGCCAGTACATGAAGGACTACATGGCCAAAAAACGGGCCAAGGAAAGAGCGCAGAGAGAGCAGATCGAACGGGCCGTCCAAAGCGGACTTCGGATGGTCGAGAAAGCAAAGGCAATGACGAAACAGTTGGAGTACGGAATCACACGAAAGGAAATGGCATGAAGCAACTGATTTTGTCGGGACTCGTTTTCGGGTTCATCGCCTGCACAACCGAACCTACTCCTGAACCTGGCTGCACCTACGAAGGTCTTGACGGGAAGCGGTACGAATGCGGGAGCGACACGGTAAAAGCGGGTTTGGGGACACATTTAACGCGCAACGCGCAAGGGGGATAGAATGGAAAACAAGAACAATACCGGAGTGGAAAATACGGGCAACCGGAACTCGGGCAACTGGAACTCGGGCGACCAGAACTCGGGCAACCAGAACTCGGGCAACTGGAACTCGGGCTATTTCAATTCAGATACCCCGACTTGTCGCGTATTTGGAAAAGACTCTGGCAAAACCCATAAAGAAATTGCAGAGATGATTCCCCCCGTCTTGTGGGAACTCGCTGTCACCGAATGGGTGCCGTTCTTCAAAATGACGGACGCAGAAAAGAAGGTTTGGCCAAAAGCCGAAATCTGTGACGGCTTCTTAAAAACTTACGAGTACAAGGAGGCATGGGCGAACCTGTGGAAGCGGGTAACGGCTGAGGATGTTGCCAAGATCAAGGCTTTGCCAAACTTTGATGCCGAAATCTTTTTTGAGATTACCGGAATAAAGATCGGTGAGAACGACACGAAGAAAGCGGAACTGATCGCCAAAGCTAACGAGCTGTTGCAAAAGGCGAACGAACTCAAGGCGCAAGCGGAGGCAATGTAATGGGGACATACATCAATGCGCGTAAAGCGCGGGGGGCTTGAGACATGAGCCTGCAAACTACGATCAAGTGGCGGGATCGCTCGGAGCCTATCCCCGACGAAAAAGACGGATTCTACCTCACCTATTTGACCGTGTGCGGGAGCGGCTTGGTGGGGACGGCACACGACAAAGGTGAGCGCCCTGTAATCGAGCGCTACAACTACTACCGTGAGCGTGGGCGTGACGGGAAACTTGTTAACCCTCCCCTACCGGAATGGGTTACAGAATATGCGCTTTCCGAGGACATCGTGACCTCCCGTGTCCCCCAAGATCAGAAGGGGGGCGAGGGGTGCCCACACGGTTACGCCTCAAAGATCGTATGCGCCCAATGTGTCGCGCCCGGTGCGGCAGGAGCGGGAGCGGGGGCCGCGTGGAATCCGATGAACCTGACACCGCCCGAGCATAAGGTGGTTGTCGTGGCCATGAAGGCAGGGAACACGGAGTTTTGGCACTTCGCTCCGCGCATGGAAAGCGCCCCGTACTGGAAGGACGATCTGGGCCGAGCCGCGAACCCGCATGACGCCCTCGGGTGGTTTCAGCCGCCTGAGTGGGCGTGGGATGATGCCGGAAATCTCTTGCACCCCGTGGAACCAGCGGCGCAGGAACGGAATCCGATTGAAAGGTCGCCGGAAGAATGTCGGTATTGTGGAGGCCGTGGCCATCTCTTGAAAAGCGTTGGGGGCCCTATGCACAAACACCAATGCGGATTTTGTCTTGGGTCTGGTCGTGCGCCCCTCGCGTCCCATCCCATACCCCCGGCCCCGGACTCCGAAGGGCTGAAAGATGCCCTGTGGTACGCCAACCTACTTCGCAAAACGAAAGGGCTTGACCCGTCTGAAATCTATTCGGAGGATGAACGCCGACTTGTTTTTCTCGCTTGCGAAGTCGAACGGCTCCGGGCCGCTCCCCATCCCATAGAAACGGAGGGGGCGGGGACGCGAAACGGCCCATTTGCGTTCGAGCACTTCGAGTACACCTGCAAAGATTTGGAGTACATCAAATCAATTTTCGAGAAGCAGGGGAAAGGCGACTCCAACCTCGTTGAACTGTTGCGCCGTGACCTGAAATGGCTTTACGAGTTGAACGCGGCATTGCCTCTCCCCCGCGCCCCTCTCCCTCAGGAAGCCCCCACAACGAAAGGGGCGTGAGGAATGAGCGCGACGAAGCCCCGTAAAGTCTTGTGGCGGTGGAAATCCAGTACACCGTGCCCCTTCTCAACCGGATTTATTGTCGGACAGGGAAAGAGAATGGTTCAGATTAACCACGAAGAACGGTTGTGGTCGCACCATAACCCGCTATGGATTCTTGAAAGCGAAATCGACATAAAGGAACACCCATGACCAACCAGAAACTCAAGCCGACCCCGCGCACGGACATGGCATGGAGAATCGCCGCCCACCTTGAAGGAGAGCAGGCAGCGGAATTCATGAAGGCCCACGCCGAAGATTTGGAAGCCGAGATTTCCGGCAGCCCCTCCCCTATGCCGCTCACCGGGGGGCTGACACCGGAAGAACTGCTGTGTCTCAAAACGGCTGACATTATGGCCGACCCGGAATCTATGCTCGGAGTCCTCGCCTCCTGCGTCCGCAGGCTCTCTGGCGGGGCCGGGGCTATGACGGGGGAGGGACGCACGCTCGTCCATAACCACGGCCCGGAAGATGGGCCGGGCCTGACTTGCCCCGAATCAAGGCTTGCTGATGGGACGCTTCGTGGGGCCTGTATTGGCCGCACCGGGGCCGCAGGTTCCCAAGGGGAGGAAGCATGACCCCCCACCAACGTGCCCTTTTCGCCCTCTGGCTTGCCAGAATGCGCCACACCGTCAACCAGGTTCTTCTCCACCTCGAAATCACCAAGCACCAAATCGACACAAGGCCCAAAAAATGAACGAAATCCTTCTCCCCGCCGTTCCCGCCCCTGACCGCCAGTACACCTCAAGCCGAAAGGAGGGCTACGAGGCTTTTTCCCGTGACCTGACCCGAAGGGACAACCCATATCCCATCGGCACCCGCAGGCGCACGGATTGGCTTTCAGGGTGGCTTCGGGCAAACGATGGCCTTCCGCTCAACGCAGCAAGCGAATCCGAGCATGAAAAGGCAGATCCCCGGGCCTCGATGAGAGCCCACACCCGGGCCATGTTCGAGGGAATGCGGAGGGCAGCGTGACCCCTGAAAAACGCAAAAGCCTCGCCGAGGAATTTGGCCGGCGCCTTCTTGCCGCTAGGGCGAAACGTCGCCATTCCGTCCAGAAGCTCCACGACCTGATGAAGGCCAAGGGCATGGAGCCGATCAACACCCGAACCATCCAGAGGCACGAGGCCGGGGATTTGTATCCTTGGCCTACCACCCGCGAGATGTACGCGGCGATTTACCCGGAGGTATTATGAAATTTCGATCATCAGTTAAAAGAACCAAAGATGATGCTGAGAAGATTGTCGAACAACTAAACCGGTTCTCCTCGGAACTGGAAAGACCTTTTAAAGCCGTCGCTGTTCCAAGCCCAAACGGAGGAGAGGGTGATTTCGAAGTAAGACTCGACTATCACGACGGAAAAGGGGGGCCACAATATTTTGTTGATTGGCATCAGGGAAGTTCAACCCTCTTTGCTTCATCAGACTAGCCTTGCCATTTGTTCTACGGCGAACAATTCTCGCCGCAATTCGTCGTAATTCGCCGTAACTAAATACCCTCCATTGCGGTTGAGCCTCATCCCGCACACAATTCCTGTCGCATTGTTTCCCATATCGACGCCAAAGGACTGGTCCGATATTGCATCGCCAAGGACGGCGAAGCGGGAGACAAGATGAAGGCAACACTCACACCGAAGGAAGAATCCTTTTGCCGTGAGTATGTGGCCAATAACGGCAACGCGACCAAAGCTGCCGAAGCCGCAGGCTATTCAAAAAAGACGGCAAGGCAGATCGGGACGGAAATCCTTACAAAACCGTCCATCAAAGCCCGGCTTAAGGCTTTAAGCGCCAAATCGGTCGCCAAGTCCGAAGCAACCGCCGAACGGGTGGTCGAAGAACTGGCCATCCTCGCCCTCTCCGACATCGCCGACTTCGTGGAATGCGAGGAGGGGGAAGCGGTCAAGATCAAGTCCTTCTCGAGCCTGCCCAAGGGAGCTACCCGGGCGATCAAGAAGATCAAGGCCAAGCAGAACTTCACCCCAGAAGGGGCTATTTCCGACTCTGTTGTCGAGCTCGAGTTCTGGTCCAAGACCGACGCTCTTGATATGCTTGCCCGGAAGCACGGCCTATTTGACGGGGTGGACGTAACCGACAACCGCACTTTCAACTTCACCTTTGTGAAGGCTACAAAGAAGGCGGGTTAAATGTGGGCGACTCTCCTGGCACTCGGAATGCTGACTGAGTTCTCCGAAATACCACTTCTCCCGCACCAGATGGACTTTCTGGCATCCCGGGCGCCATATCTTGCGATGGTGGGTGGATACGGGTCGGGTAAGACCGAGTCCTGCGCATGGCGCGGGATCCTGCAAACCCGCCTCGATCCGGGCATCCTTCACGGCATCATCTCCCCTTCGTTCCCTACGGCCAAGCTGACTGTGATACCCGCGATCTTCGAGGTGCTCGAGGATAGAATCGGGATGCGCGAGGGGAAAAACAAGGATTTCACTTACAACCGCGTCGACCACCTGTTCACCATCCGCCCGTGGGACGGGAAGCTCGTGATTCTCTCGGGTGAGAACAAGAACAAAGGCCCGAACATGGGTTCTTGGGGCATTGACGAGCCTGGCGTTCAGCCCTACGAATCCTTCAAGCAGGGCGTGGCGCGTGTCCGTCACCCCAAAGCAAAGTTCCCCTGCCTGTACATGACCGGCACCCCCGAAGATGTGGAATGGTTCCCCGATGTGGTCGAGGGTGAGAAGCGGCCGGCTGGTCTGGTCGACATCCGAGCCCGGACGCGGGACAACATCTTCCTAACCGAGCAGTATTTCCGCAACATGGAAGAGTCGTACAGCACCGAAGAGCTTGCTGCCTACATGGACGGTCAGTTCGTGAACTTGAACAATGCTCAGGCATACCACTCATTTTCTGCCCAAAACATCATTCCGGCCAAGGATTTCGAGCCAGATAAGGATCTCCCGCTCATCATCGGCTTCGATTACAACTGGTACCCGAACACCGCGATCATCATGCAGGAGGTGCCGGACTGGATCGACAAGCCCGGGGACGAGCCTAAGAAGCGCCTTATCGCCTTCGATGAGGTCTGGATTCGCGGCAGCACCGAAACTAAGTGTCAGATCATCATCGCCAAGTACGGCCACGGCTTCAAATACCGCATCTATCAGGACGCCACCGGGGATAAGCACAACTCCGTGGCCGTCTCAGACCTGAACCAGGTCAACAACGCCTTCAAGGGTCTTGACTTCAAGGTGATCTACCGTCCTGCAAACCCTCGCCGCCTTGACCGCCTGAACGCCGTGAACGGCGCCCTATGCAACTCCAAGGGTGAGCGATTCATCCTGATTACGGACGCCTGCCCCCGCCTTCTCGCTGACCTCAAGAAGTCCAACCGCGACGAATACCTCGCATCCAAGTACAAGGACGACGAGCGCGGCCACATGGCTGACGCCTTCGGCTACCCCATCGAGTACCGCTACCCCATCAAACGCCAGATTTTGCACTCCAACCGAAGAGTTATCGGATGAGAATCACAAGCCGCCACCCTGAAATAAAAACCGTTCTTACCAAATGGGAGCGTGCCCGCGTCCTGATCGAAGAGGACGAGGACAAGTATTCGGAAGCCGAGTATTTCATCCGGCTGCCCAAGGAGACGCTCACGGCGTACAAGGAGCGGGAACCGACCTATATGTCGGGGTTCATCAACATCGCCGGATCGCTCCTTCGCATCAAGGGTGACACGATCTACCAGAGGGACGTGAAGCGGGAAGGCTTAAGCTCGATGCAAAAGGCCTTCGTGGATCGGGCAGATATGTCCGGCCAGAAGTTCGCCGAGATCATGCAGAACGAGGTTGCCCCCGCCCTCTCCGGGTATGGGACTGTTTTCGCTGTTCTTGACAAACCCGCCTTGGAAGCCGCAAACCGACTCGAAGAAGAGACCCGTGGCGTCCCGTACATCACCATCCTATCCCCCTTTCAGGTCGTTGACTTCGAATGGGATAAGGACGGAAGCCTCAAGTGGTTCCAGTACACCACCTCGGACGAATCCCCCCGGGAAGCGCCTGACGGAAACGGTTTGGCCGCAGCCAAGTACGAAGAGAAACTGGTGACCTGGACCCGGGACGAGTACATCGTCAGGGGAACGAAGGGTCATCCGACCAGAACTCCCAATCCGTTTGGGTTCGTGCCTGTTGTCATTCAGGCCCAGTTCGTCGACCCGAATAAGACGCTCGGCAAAACAAGTTTCTTCGCCACCTCTCGGTACATTTTCTCTGCGAACAACCTGTCCTGCGCCTCTAACTTCGAGGTATACAAGGGCTCATCCTCCACCCTGCTGATGAATGTGCAGGATCTGGACGAGTCGGATGGTCAGACGAGCGAGGTCAGCCCCGACAGCAACCTGAAGAAGATCAAGAAGGAGCGGGACGAAGCCAACGTCCTCGTTTACCAGAATTCTGGTGATAAGCCCGCGTATCTCGAGCAGCCCCTCGACCTTATCGACGCCGCAGCGAAGCGGGCAGACAAGTACTTCGAGATGGCGCTGGACAACGAGAAGTCGGCACTTTCGGTCACTACCGCCCAAATGCCATCTTCGGGTATCTCCAAGGCTTACGACTTCACGAGCGTGAACGGTGTTCTTTCTGCCTGTGCCAGAGCCCTGCAGCGGTTTGAGGATCAGGCGATTCGGATGGTAGGTAGAATGTCTGGGCAGCTATCCCCTAACCTTTCCATCACCTACCCGCAAGACTTCGACATCCGGTCGTACAACGACAAACTGGCCTTTGTTAAGGGCTTGATGGACGCAAAGTTCCCAAGCGTCCTTGGAATGCGGGATGCCTACAAGTCCCTCACGCCTGAGATCACCGAGAATACCACCGCGCAGGGCAAAATCAACGCTGAAATCGACATCTGGACGCCCACCGAGCAGAATAATCAACCCCCCATGAATGCGGCGATGCCGTAAGGAGACAATATGGAATTCACCGAAATCGAAACCGCCCTTGCGGACAAGCCCGAAGTCCTTGCATACGTCAAGGGGCTGAACGAAAAGGCGGGAAAGCTGACGCCCGAGATCGAAGCGGATCTTGGCAAACTCGGCGAGTACAAGTCCGCGGCTGATGCCTTCTCCCGCATACTCAAGGAAACGGGAGCCAAGGACACGGACGGCCTTCTCAAGGACTTTGGGAACCTGAAAACGGTGAATGCCGACCTGGTGAAACAAAAGGACTCGTGGAAATCGACCGGGAAAGGTACGGATTCCCCCGAATACCGCGCCCTGGAAGAGAAGATCGCCGAAGGCCAGAAGAAGCTCGACGAGATCACCACAAAAATGACCGATGCCGAGAAGGCCGCAGCAAGCGCCACCGCCGAGAAGCGTGAAACCGACCTCAAGTCGGCTGTGATCGCAGCGGCCGGCAAGAATAAGGCGACCGAGCCCGATGACATCCACATTCTGCTCAAGGCTCGTGGTCTGATCGGACACAAGGAGGACGGCACCCCGTACTTCAACAAGCTGAACGACAAGAAAGAGGCCGTGGCCGTGGGCAGCGTGGACGAAGTTGTCGCTTGGCTGGCAGAAACCCGCAAGGATCTGTTTTCCGGGTCGGGCGTCACGGGGACGGGCTCGAGCCACAAGGGTGGATCTGGTGGTGGGAACGACGTCTTGACCGCCGAGGAGGCGAAGCGAAACTTCCGCACGGCTCGGGGGCTCTAAATGTTCGGCGAGATTCTCAGGAATGAGCGGGAAAGAGCGGGGCTTTCTCGTGGAGAGCTTCGCCTCCGCATCCTGCGATACTGGGAAACCTCGCCGTCAGTAAACGCTATCAGAGACCTTGAGAACGGATCCCGCAGTAAACCTCACCCGCACAACCTCATTAAGCTGTATAGGGTTCTCTCTACCCTTAACGAGGCACTCGAAAAAGCAAAAGCGGAACAAAGCGGAATAAAGCGGTAGAGATATTTAACCAGCGTCACGATTTATTGCCTGTTCGAATATTCCTCGCCATAGTGTTGTCATCATAGCGCACGATTCAGTTGCGCGGAGGATTACAACATGGCCGAAACGACCCTCTTCGAACAGTCGAAACTCATCAAGAACCCGCAGGCGGTCGAAGTCGCCAACGTGTTCGCCACCTCTTTCGTTCCGATGGGCCTTCTGTCCTTCGAGACGATCTCGGGCTTCCATAAGCCCCTGACCATCGTGGACACCCTGCCGACCGTGGCGCCGCGCGACTTCCTCGCGGACTACACGTCGGACTTCGGCAAGTCCTCGACGTACAACATCCCGTGGAAGAACTACGGAGGCAAGCTCGAGATCGACAAGGCTCTCCGCAAGGGAAACCCCTCGGGCGCGGTCGACCAGGAACTGATGCAGATCCAGGCTATCGCCAAGAAGTGGACCACGGATATGTTTGAAGGTGCGGGCGGCACGAGCCTGCTCGGCATCAAGTCGTACATCGCCAACCTGTTCCCGGGTCAGAAGATCTCGGCGGGTTCGACCTCGGGCGGCGATCTGCTGACGATGGCCATGATGGACGATGCGATGGACCAGATTGCCGACAGCGGCAACAAGGCCATTTTCGTGACAAAGAAGGTTCGTCAGCGCCTGACGTACCTGGCCCGCACGAATGCGGCCGGTCAGCAGAACATCCAGTACACCGTGGACGCCTTCGGTGCCAAGGTTCTTTCGTACTACAACGTCCCGATCTACGTCATGCTCGACGCCTACACCGGCAACGACCTCCTGTCGACCACCGAACTGGACGACGGAGCGGGCGCTTCCACGACCTCCTCGGTCTATGTGGTCAGCTTCGGTTCCGACACGGTTACCGGCTTCTCGCCCTCGGCGCAGACTCTGGAAATCGAGACGGCCAACCCGGGCACCCACGCCGAGATCACCCGCCTCGAGATGAACGCCGGTATCGCCATGAAGCAGCCCCGCGCTGCGGTGCGTATCAGCTCCGTCAAGCAGTCGGTGACCTAATGCCGAGAGCGAAGGCAGCTAAGGCGGACGCCGGGGACACCCCCGGCCCCGTCAGCCCTTTCGGGAAGCCCAGCTTTACCTCGGAACCCGCTGTGGTTTCGGGTGGAAAGGGAATCCCGATGGAGGTTGCCTTCGCACCCAAGGTGCTTCCCGGTGAAAGCCAGGTTCACCCCGAGGATCGCAAGAATCCCGATTACTTGCAGAAATCCAAGGCCGAGAGTGAAGTCCGGAAGAAGTCGGTGATGCAGACGTTCGGCTACGGGGTCACCCCTGTGGTTGTCGGTGCCTCGCCGAACTCGATCCCCCGCGTCGCGAAGTTCATCGTTTAAACCAAGGAGCCTATCATGGCCGCAATCGTCATCAACACCCCCGTCGCCCCCATCGGCGGCGTTGCCCTTAAAGCAGCCGGCCTTGTGGCCGCCACCACCGCTGAAACTGCTGTCCTTCTGGACGGTGGCGCCTTCGCGGTTCAGATCGACTGGACGGCCGCTGAAATCGCGTCTGCCGACGAGCTGTATATCATCACGGTTGAAGCGAACACCCGCGCAGCGACGACCACTTGGACGGAAATTGGTGGTTTCCGCGCCCTCGGTGCGACCGCCAAGACTGCCTCGAGCGGTGACGCGAACGCGACGGGCTCGATCCGTCAGGGATTCTACAACCCCAAAGACTACCAGGTTCGCATCAAGACTTGGGTGTCCGGAACGATCGCCACGGGCCTGAACTTCTCCGCCAAAGCGTTTCCGATCAAAGACCTCAACGCCGTCGGCTAAGGGGTGATTGGTGCAGCTCACGAGCGTGGCGAGAGCCAAGGCCTATCTTGGGGTTTCCGACTCGAAAGAGGACGGGAGCTTGGGACGGGTCGTGGCCTCCGCCAGTTCGCGGGTTGAAGCGTACCTTCGCAGAATTGACTCTCTGGAACTCAAGGAGCGGACGATCACGATCTCCGCGACCTTGGGCCAAAGGAAGTTCTATCTCCCTGCCTACCCGATTACCTCCGTTGCTTCGGTGAAATACGATGCGACGGGGCTTTTCACCGGTTCGGAGATAACCATCACCGACTTCCATATTGTGGAAGGTCGGGCGGTGCAAATTGACGCCCTACTGTCCGCCTACTCTCCGATCTCGATTGTCGGCCCCAATACTGTCCGCATCACCTACACCGGAGGCCTTGCTGCCCATCCGGTGAACTCGGTTTGGGTGAAGTCCACGGACGCAGGCGGCACCCTGACCGTCGGCAAGTACATCCAGGGCGCAACCTCCCTCGCCATCGGCATCATCCGGGCGCGGGGGGCGACCTCGATCACGATCGAGACCCTATCCGGGATCTTTCAGGCTGCCGAGACCATCACCGAATATACGACCTATACCGTGAACACCTCGGGGGGCGTTTTGAGCGCCGCCACGGGCGTGACGGCCTCGCTGACCTCCTGCTCAAGCCAAAGTCTTGCCGAGGCTTTCCCGGCCCTCGTTGAGGGTGTGGAGCTGCATATCCGGTACTACCGGACGAACCGCGACAACTTCGGGAACATTCAGGTCAGCGTGGACAATGTGCAGCGCATGAGCCGCTCGGATTTGAAGGCGGATTACTTCTCCCTTCCCGAGGTTCGCGACCTTCTCTCTCCCTACATGAACAGGTTGGTGGATTGATGATCGCCACCATTGCCCCCAAAGGGTGGGATGAAGTCGCCCTCGACCTATCCAAGAAGTCCGACCAGTTCCGTGAGGATGTGGAAAAGGGCGTTCAGCGGGTCAGCGAAGGCGAAGTTCAGCACTTCAAGGATCAGCAGCTTTCAGGGCGCGATGGCTCCGACATGGGCCTCAACCGCCGCACCTCGAACCTCTACAACTCCTTTTCGGCTGAGACCTACTCCCCGAATCTGGATGAGATCCTGGGCCTCGTGAACAATGACGGCGCCGATTACTGGGAACTGCACCAGACCGGCACCTCCAAGCTGAAAAAGCGCCTCACTCTTGAGGAGCATTTCGCGGAAGATGGCCTGCAGAACTACACGGACATGGTCGAAGCTGCCCTCGAGAAGGTGGCCGCATGATCTACGCGAACGCTAGCCTGCAGCAATCCCGTATCCGCGAGGCCGTCAAGGACGCCCTGTCGCAGATCACTACCGGGAACGGATACAAGAACACCATCGTCGAGGTTCTGGACGAACCCCCGACCTCTCTTTCCGCAATTCAGCAGAAGCCTGCCGTGATGCCCATCTGGGGCCCGACCCGTTTCTTCTCTGAGACAAACTACGACGTGGCCTTCGAAAGCCTGCTGTACATCTACGCCGTCGCTGACGAGCAGTCGAACGTGAGCCTCTCCATCGAGAACCTCACCGGCGACGTTTTAGCCGCCATTGGCCTCCGCCAGTCCCTTCCCCATCCCACCGACAACGTGGAAACCGTGCAACGGTGCCGTGTCGATTCCATTGAACCCTTTGGTAACCGGGATTCCCGGCCTGCCGTGGGTGTGAAAATCGGTATCAAGGTGTGGTGGAGCATTTCCTACACCGACCCCTCCACCATTGGGAGCGCCCTATGAGAGTTCGTGTAAATCAAGGCAAATCCGTGCTTTTCGACGGCAACTGGTACGACCAGCGTGCCGAATTCGACTGCGAAGATCTCAAGGTCTACGAGGACGATGTGAGTCCCGTGGAAGCCCCGAAGAAGTCCATCAAACCCGAAGCCAAGAGCCAGGAGACCTAAACCATGTCCACCGCCACCCTCGCCAAAAAGCAGCTGATTCTCGGCCTTGAGTCCACCGCAGGCACCGCCCTGACCTTGGCCAATGCGGATCACAACATCAAGTTCTACAACATCGAAGTCGATATGGACATTGAGGAGTATGTCCTTCAATTCGCTTCGGGTCGGCATTCTTACGGCCCCTCCACGATGGGAAAGCGTTCGGTGACCTTCAAGGCTCGTGCTGCGATGCTCTTGGGTGGTGCAGCTGCAACTGCTCCCAACCTCGGCAAGGCATTCAAGTCCTGCGGGCTGCTCGAAACCGTCGTTTCCTCCACTTCGGTGGCTTACACCCCGAACGCGACCAAGGACGAGGGCGACAGCATCAACGCCACGATTGCGGTCCAGTTTCTGTTCACCTCCGGCAATGCCGTGCAGGTTCTCGGCAAAGGCTGCATCGGCGAAGTATCCGTCACCCTTGAAAACGGCGCCCTCGTGGCCGATTTCGAGTGGGTGGGCGCTCTTGTGAGTGTGACCGACGCTACCGCCCTGGTTCTCACCTCGCCCGACACCGGCGCGGCTCCGCAGCTCGTGGCCGGCGCGACCATTACTGTGGGCGCCGTTGCCAAGGACATCGACAACCTGATGCTCAAGGCCGGAACCACCCGCGAACTGCAGGTGGCGAACTCTGACGCCACGGGCTACCTCAAGGCCGTGATTCGCAAGCGCGAACCCGAGCTCTCGATCAACCCCCGCATGATGCGCCTGACCAACGACACCAACTACACCCGTTGGGCTGCAGGCACCCAGTCCGCTTTCTCCGCTGCCACGCCGACCGTTTCCGGTCTCAAGTGGACAATCTCGGCACCCAAAGCCTCGCTCAAGGGTGACAAGCCCGGGGCGCGTGGCCAAGAAGTGACATGGGAGGAGACCTACTCCCTCCGGGAAAGCTCGGGTGACGACGAGTTCAAGATCATGCAGAGCGCCTAAAAACGCTCTCAAACAGTCCACCACACATAGGAGCAAACATGGAACCGATCAAGCGAGTTTTGGACGCAGAAACCGAGCGAAAGCTCCGCGAGTGCCTTCCTTTCGAGGAAGGAGAACACGCGGAGGTGACGTTCTCCACGTTCGCCAAGCTGCCCGAGGAAGTGCGCCCGTACTTCTTCGTCAAGCCGCTTTCTTTCGAGCAGCGGAGTGCAGTCAACGAGCAGCTTTTCACCAAGAAGTCGGTGCCGCTCGACCTCATCACCAAGGTGCTCAAAGAAGGTGTTTTGGTGGGGTGGAAGAACTACCGCACCCGCTCCCGCATGGATGAAATCCCCTTCTCGGTGGATGAAATCGAAAGCATTGATCCCCACTACCGGGACTCGCTGTTCTGGAAGGCGTATGGATTCAACAACCCGAACGCAATCGAGCGTGAGGGTTTAGAGTCCTAGCCGCCTCTTGCGTCGTCACTAAGGACGGGCCCTGGTTACGCCAGTCCTGTCTCAAGTGTCGACGCAACCCCAGCCTCAGAGAGGTGTGGGGGTGTGACAGTCCTTCGCAGAGCGTGGTTGAGGGCGGAATACCGGGAGAAAATGGTGAAATCGTCAATTATCACAGTTGCCCCAGAAAGTTCATCCCGCGTTCGTGCGCGGAGTTCTTCGAGCTGTGGCAATTCCGTGAACGCGAGTTTCCCCACACAATGCCGTCATGGGAAAAGCTCGACAAGCGGTACATCGCTTTCCGTCGGTACTTCCTGTCTGTCCTATCTGAATACGAAGGGGCGCTGAAGCAATGAAACCTCTCCGCCTTGTAGCTGAGATCGACGTCGCTGGAGCTCAAAAGGAGCTTTCGGCGCTCGTCAAAGCCATTGAATCCGGTAATTCTCGGATGTCGTCAAGCATGGCCGGACTGCATGGGGCTTTTATGGCCTCGCAGAGTGCGGAGGCAAAGGCGTATCAGGCTGTTGCAACCGAAGCTGAGAAGGCATCGAAGCGCAAAGCCACGGCAGAAGCCCAACAGACCGCCTCCACGGTCTCCGAGTCCCGCAAGCGCAGCGAAGCGCAGATGACCGAGATGGACAAGGTGGTGACGCAGCTTAACAAGCGTGACGCCCTTCTCCTGCAACTGGACAAACAGACCGGAATGGCTCGGGCAAACGCCGAAAACAACCTGTTCGACCGTCAACTGGAAAGACTTCGGGCGCAGGGAACCTACCTCCTCCGGATCCACAAGGGAAACGCCGAAGCAGAGGTCAGAATCAAGCAATGGGTGGAGCAGCAGTACACCTCCATCGAAGCCCGCCGTGCCAAGTTCTCGGATACTCCGTTTCAGCAGCACATCGCCGCCCAAAACCGCCTTGGACTGGCCGTCAAGAATTCAAGCTACCAGTTTGCCGACTTCGCGGTGCAGGTTTCGGGTGGCCAAAACGCGATCCTGGCATTCAGCCAACAGTCCACCCAGCTCTTGCAGGGTTTCGGGATGTGGGGTGCTGTTATCGGTGCAGGAACGGCTATCCTCGGGGCTCTTTACATCGGTCTCAGTAAGTCAAAGGAGGGTGTTGACGGGCTCAATAATGCCCTCAAATCGGCCCGTTTCGACATCTACACCCAGCAACTGGACGACCTGAGCCAGGCCTTCCGCGAGTACAGCAAGGAAGTCAACGACTCAACGAATTCTGACGAAGCATCCCTCCTTGTCCTTGGCATGAAAGCAAAAGCATTCACGCAGGCAAAGGAGGCGGTCGACCAAAATACGCAGTCCCTAATCCTGCTGTTCGGATCCCTTGAGAATGCGCAAGGAGCCTACCGCCGCCTGCAAAGTCAGACTGTTGGTGGCCTCCGGATTGAGGCGGAAATCTCGGGCCTGAACTCGGATAACCTTGGGGATGCAGTCAAGATTCAGGAGCTTCGCAACAAAGAAAAGATGCAGTCCGTTCAGCGCGGATTCGATCAAGAACGTCTTGCGGTTGCAGGGTGGGAACGCGCTAAAGCAGAAGACGGAAAGACATTCCTCGAAACCGAGAAGCAACTCAAGGATCGCCAGGCCAAGGAAATCGCCCGAATCAACAAGGACGAAAACGAGTCCGAAGCCTTGTCCCGCCTGATTGGAAACAATGAAGTCCTCAGAATCCAGCGTGAATTTGGCGAAAAGGACGCCAAAGAAGCCAAGCGCCAAGCCGACGAACGCGCCCGAATCCTGGAATCTGCCCACAAGCGGGAGCAGGACGAGGCGAGACGGTTCTACGACTCGCAGGCAGCGATGCAGCGGGATCTTTCGGGCCGCCTTGCCGAGGCTCAGGGACAGGATGCTCTGGCTCGTCTGGATGCCAAGCAGGCCGCAGAAACCATTGAGGCGCAGCGGTTTGCCAATTCGAACGTCCTGACACAAGAGCAATGGCGACAGCATCAAGAAACACTATCCCTGCTCGAAAAAACTCAGGTTCAGGAGCGCATTAACCTCGCCATTTCCGAGCGTGAGAAGAAAACCAAGCTGATTCAGGACAATAACGCGAAGATCGCGAGTTCCTTCCTTGGCATCGGCGGGGTGATCGCGGAAACGTGGAAGATCGGCCCCCTGCAAAGAGCCCTCATGTGGCTGCAGCGCATCCAGACCGTCCTCACGGCCATCGCCGCCATTCGGACGGCAGTAACTGCCTTGGGCGGTGCATCGGCACTAATTAGTGGTCCGGCAGGTATTGGGGCCGCGGTCGCCGGTGCTGTTGTGGCAAAAAGTGGTGCCGGATCGGATTCCGCACCGCTGACGATCGGAGCCCAAGGGCTTGTGTCGGGAGGCCTATCCAAGAACTCTGGAAGGGTGCAGAACATCAACGTGGGCGGGATCACGATCTCGATGCCTGCAGGGACTACTTCTGCACAAGCCTCCCAACTCGGGAAGATCGCCGCCGACTCACTGCTCAACAGGCTCCGCGCCAATCCTTCCGCCGTTCGTGAAGCCGAATATGCCGGGGTTACCGGATGAGCGGATATTCCATCCGCCTGACTGGCTCGACCTCGGTCGATCTCATGGTGAAGCCATATCCCAGAGCTTCAATCCGCAGGAATGTGACTTGGGAACAGGATTCATCTGGCCGGTATCTCCCCTGCGACCGTGGCGCACAGGCTGACTGGTACGATGCCGAGGTGACCGTCCACGGAAACAAGGCGGATATGGAGGCTTTCGGAACCTGGCTTTCGACCGAGGGCCGGGAGACGTTCACGGTAGCTGTGACGAACGGAGTGGTTTTCGCCCCGAACATGAACCAGACTGTTTCGAACACAGTCACGATCCTGAACATGGATCGCTTGAAGCGGGTTTTCTGGGCCTCCCCGACAAACGGGGTGGACGAGGTGACCTTCACCCTTCGGGCCATTAATCCGACGCTGTACTCCACCACCGGAAGCCTGTCAAGCCTACGGATTCTCGAGCAGTACGAGCAGGACAGATCATGGGGTGTCTCGCCCACCTTCACGATGGGCGGCGATGTGGTTCACCATGACCACCGGGATGATGCCGGCCGCTTTCGTGCGACCTTCGAGCAGACCACGAGCGAAATGATCCCGATCCTCAACTATCTCGTGGGAACTGGCCGGGCGGATGCTTTCACCTTCCCTTCGATCTCCGGGGTGGACTATCCCTTTGGCATTGCCGCAGGGGCCCTACCTCTATCTTGCCGCGCCCGGGAGTTCAGCGTTTCCCGCGACTCCCTGAACCGGTGGAACCTTGACCTCGAACTCGTGCAGGACTTCTCGTGAACGTCGAATACGGCCTTCTCATCAATACCCGCAAAGCGGACACCACCGATTCATTGATCGGGATGGAGCATTCCTCGATTGCTCTGGTGACGGGCAGGCCGGACTACAATCTCCGAGTAACCGGAACTTCGCTGGCTTCAAGCCCTACCTTGGCAGACGATAGCGCCCGTTTTGTCCGCATGACGGACTCAAGTTTCGTCGACTACACGAGCGTGTGGAGTAACGTCGGGTATGCCCTCCGGTCGATTACCTATTCCCATACTCTCAATCTGTTTTTGGCTATTGGTGACGTTGGGCAGGTGGTGAAATCGACCACGGGAGCAGATGGAACCTGGTCGAACCAGACCATCGCGAGTGGAGCCCAGTTCTACTGCGTCACTTGGGCCGTGAATAAATTCATTGCCACGGGCGCAGGTGGGATCATCTATACCTCTGTTGATGGGTCGACGTGGGTTTCGCGCACAAGCGGAACGACCGCAAACATCTACTCTGCCACGGATTTGGCCTATGGAAGCGGCTTCCGCATTGTGGCCGTCGGCGGCGGGGCGGGGTTTGGTGTGGCCTGCTACTCCGATGACTATGGGGTTACTTGGACAGCAAATGTTTTTGGCTCGGTCGCCTTCATTGGGGTTGCAAGCAGCGCCACGCTTGCCAAATGGGTAGCCGTTGGCTCAAGCGGAGGCGTGGCTGTAACCTCTGACGGGGTTACTTGGTCGTCGTCCACCGTTGGATCAGACCTTCTTTTCTCAGTTACTTGGACGGGAAGCCAGTTCGTTACTGTGGGATTTAGTGGGAATATCCACACTTCTACAAACGGCACAAGCTGGACCTCGAGGACGAGCGCCATGCCATCTGGAAAGCAGATGCGCTGTGTATTCTGGACGGGGCTCGATGTGATCGCTGGGGGCGAGGACGGCTACCTGCAAATCTCCCACAACCACGGCAACACTTGGAGCCTGCTCGGTGGGCCGATCACCACCGCCCTTTTCTATTCCGGTGGAGTTTGCATTGATGGCGCCATCTACCTCTCTAGCGTGGAGAACGCCGGGAATATCATCTCTTCCCCCGCTGAGTTCCTGTCCCGGGTGTATGCCTCGAGCGCGAATCGCACCTCGAATACGAGCCTTCTGGGCAGCAAAAAAACGAAGTATGTCGACCTTCCCGACACGGTGACGATCACGGGGAAAACGTCCTTTGACGTCTCTTCCATGACCTATACCTCGATGCCGATTGACTTCGACATCATCGGTGTTGTCCCTGAAAACCCGCCCACAAACCCAGTTACCGGACAGCCTCAGATTAGGTGGAAGGAAGGAGTAATCTCGAAGGACATTCTCGGGAATCCTGCCGAAGCCTTTGACATGACTTTGGGCGGCGGGTATTCGACCATGTCCCTTTCTGGTCTCAGCCTAATGAACAACCTCCCGGGACTTGGGAGGCCGCTTTTCAAGTACCTGCGGGACAACGGGATTGACCTCTACCGCTGCTCCATTTCCATCTACCCCATCATCGACGGGGAGTTCGTCCAATGGTCGGAGCAGCAGATCGAGAAGGTGATTGACGCCGAACACCGTCTCAATATTGAGGCTTACGACTCCTTCCTAACTATCCACAAGGATGTTCTCAAGACCGAGATCACCCAGGATCTATTCCCTACCGCTCCCGAGGAAACCAAGGGAAAATTCCTGCCCCTCGCCATCGGAAGAATTCCCGAGGCGGAGCTGATTCGCATATCCGAGCGTGATGGCGCCCTGGTTCTCGCCACCATCGGATCGCGGAATTACAAGTACACCAGAGCTATGGTACAATCAGGCAATAGCTTGGCACTTTGGACTCCGGGCGCGACTTTCACCGCCAATGACTCCCGCCTTTTGGGTGCGCGTGTGGCTGTTCTTCTGGCAGGGACTACGGGCGAGGAATACTACGCCCCTACCATCACCGGGAACTTCGTCACAACGGCAAACACTACCACCGTGCAGCTTTCGGACGTTTTCCGCAAGAAGGACCAGACCCCGGTCAACGTGGTTGTGGGGACCACCGAAAACACTTGGTGGTTCAAGATCTACTCCATCACCGACTTTGAGGTTGTGAGTGACGACGAGGTCTCCGCAATCTCCGGGTATCCGATGGGATGGATTGACGGGCAGGAGGAATTCTCAAACCTCCCGGCGCGCGCCAAAACCCTCTATCCTGATGGGGATTATTCGGCCATTCCCGGCCCTGCCGGTGTCCTTCTGAATCCTCGTAACGAGGAAGTCAACGCGCCCGACCGGATTTACATCGACTACTCCGAACCGATTCTTGCCGCCCTGCCTTTGACAAAGCCTGAAAAGGCAACGTCCGTTGGCTCCCTGACGATCGTTGAGACAGCCGATACCTTCCCGACCGTTGGAAGCCCTGCGACCGACCTTGTCGATCGGGACAATTCAACTGGCTATGGGAAGTCGTGGACGGGTACCACAGGACTCAGCAGCAGTGGTGTCATCCTGTTCAATACGGGATCGGTTCACAACGCTGTAGAACCCGCATCCATTGCGAGCGTCAACCTACGCTTTCCTGACGGGTTCCTTCTTGAGTCGACCGAGAAAATCGTGATCGGCTGCAACTTCGACATGGTCATCAGCTCCCGCAATGCGCTCGGAACAACCTTCGAGGCGGGTATGACCTACTCCCTCATTGACCCCAATGGATACGTTCTGATTACGGGTACCTACAAGCGGATTTTCAGGTCTGAAGATGTCCCGGCAAACGTGAGCGGCGTAGTCTACACCGCCCCGGGCGGGCGCACCTTCTCGCATCGTGGTCTTGGGGGCGAATACCTCATTCCAGAGGAAACGGCAAGTGCCTGGACTCTGGTTGACTGTGATCCCGATGAAAAGATTTCCAAATTCCTGCGGGATAAGGAATTCGCTTCCGGGGTAACCCTCAGAATCAACTTCCACCTTAAGTTCGATACGGTGATTGATGCGGGAGGGGTTGCGGTTTTCCCGTTCTCCTACAACATCTTGGAAATGGCCGCCTTCCGGTCGTTCGATGCGTATTCCGGTACGATCTACCAGAAAGTCACCGGCGCGAAGTTCGGCGGAACCTGGGGTGGCCGCAAGACCTCAGCCAATGCTGTAACCTCGATTCCCGACACGATCGAATACCTGATCCGCCAGAGGGATGAATCGACCCTTATTGACACGGATTCTTTCGATCTCTGCCTCGCCCGCCGCCCAGAAACCTTCTGGAATATTGGCCGGCAGATTGAAGAACAGGCGAACACGAAAGACCTGATCGAGCAGCTTTGCCGCCACGCCTTTTTGGCAGTCGCTCCGGGCCGGGATAAGAACCGCCGCCTCATCAATCTGGAAGGCTATGTCGACGCCGACACGGTTGTCTCTGACATCATCGACGGATCAATGGGCGACGGACAGGTAGTTGGACTTGACCGTGTGTATACGGGACTTGAGATCCGCTACGACAAAAACCCCGCCAACTCGGAATACCGCTCCACGGTGTTTATCCGCAAGACTGACGAGGACGAATTCCCCTCCTATTCCGAGCTTATCCCCGGGACTTCAAGCAAGCTGTGGAAAACCTACGCCGGTGGGTTCATGGACTACGGAACGGCGAAAGTGGTCTGGGATCGGTATCACGCCGCATTCCTTCTCATCCGCAGGGAAAACGTCGACAAGCGGGACTGCGACTGGTTCCAGTCCAATAACAGGGTGGAAATGAATGAGCTGCAGGAAGATTCCGCGGTCTACCTCGCCCTGGTTCTCTCGGAGTGGTACTGCACCCCACGCAAGCGCTACACCTTCCGGGTTCCTGTGACGGCTGAGAACGTGGCCAGACGCCTTGGCGACCGTGTGATCTTCATGGACACAAAGCGCACCGGGGGCCTTTACTTCCGCGCCATTGTGGAAGAGCAGACTCTTGACACCGCGAACGACCAGATCGAAATCAAGGTCTCGCACCTCCTGACAGACGAAGGATATGCCGAGGCACCCGTGACCGCATACATCACCGAAGTAATCGGCGGCAACACCATCACCGAAACGATCGGCGGGAATACCATCACCGAAGTGGTCAACTGAGGAAACTATGTCAAACGAAAACAAACAGATCATTAAACTGACCTACGCCACCCGCGCCGCTTTCGTTTCTGCCACGGCTTCCGTGACCGATCCGATCATGTGCGTGATTACCTCTGAGGAGCCCTACAGATTCGGGGTTAAGGCGTCGGGGAGCTACTACTACACCCCTGACGCAACCGATGCTCTGGCAGTCCTCACGGCTGCTATCACCACCTTACAGTCAAAAGACACAAGCCTGCAGTCGCAGATCAATGAAATCAGGGCAGGTGGTGTTTCGGGTGAGTCGATGGTTTTTGCGGGGCGCACCGCTTTCGCTGCGGTCTCTGCTGAGTTTGAAGCCGGTGATACCATTGGCCCCCTGTCGTGCGTCTACTGCCATTTCGATCATGGTGGGGATGTTGTTTGGGACTCGCACATCTACCTCGGCGCGAAGTTCGCCGCAACCCATTCTGCCGGGACTGTCTCAGTACCATCTGAAAACTTCCTGTATGCTAGGGGCATCTTGGGGGACGATTACTCTCTCCGCATTTACGATACCTTGGAAAATGCCGCAGATGCGGGTAGTGCGGGGTGGTTGGCCGAAGTTTCTCCCCTGCCCGATATGACCCCCGGAATCTATACCATTCACGGGATTTCTAGCGGCAGCCCGACAAATGAAACCGTCGGGTATCTCTACACCAGAGAAGGCCTGCCGATGTCCTCGATTGAGGCGGCGCCCTTCCAGATTCCGATCACCTCCCGCGACTTCTCGTTTGTCCGTGATAACCTGGTTCCCGGTTTCACGATGAACTATTCCGGCCGGATTGCAGTCGAAAACCCGGGATATGAGCGGGTGGGAATCAGCGTCTCTATTGCTCAAGGTGAAAACCTGCTCCCAAACATTACCGACGCGGGCATCATCCGAGACTATTCTGGGCCACTTTCCCTGATTGATTTAGCGGTCAAGGTTGAGGTGGTGGATAGGTACACCGTCGGAACCGAGAAGATCCTTTTCCGCACCACGGTTTCCTTCCCTTCACACCATTCCACTTTCTCACCTGACGATCTGATTATGACGGATTTGGCCGAGATCGAGGCGTCTGTGATTGGGTCAGACTTCTGCTTTCTTGAGGTCTCCGCAACTGGAACCGACTTCTACACGACTATTCGCTTTATCGGTGCTGAACTCTACACCTGCGCAGGAGTAACTATCCAATGATCCCCGGCCTCACCATCATCTCCGACTTCATCACGCCCGATGAAGAAAAGTTGCTCCTTGAAGCTGCCGATTCAGGCGCATGGAAAAACCGCCCCCATGGCGATAAGCAGGAGCAGATATTCTACTCCCCCGAGTACAAGCAGGGATCTACGGGACTTCCAGACTACACGATCCCCTTCTCCGAGCGCACCGGCTACGGTGAGCCCTACCGCCTGATCGTAAGCGAATACAAGGCCGGACAGGGCATGGTGAACCACTCCGATGTGACCGAGAAGTTCAATATCATCGGAGCCACCCTCTCCCTGCTATCAGAATCGGAATGGGTCTTTTCCCGTGGTGCTACAAAGCTGTCGATCATCGTCCCGGCTCGGTCCCTGCTGACCTTTTCCGGGGATGCCCGTTACCTGTACCAACACGAGGTTCGCGGGATCGGATCGCGTCGGGTCTCGTTTTATTTCAGCTTCAAGGAGGCGGAATAATGGCACAGGACGGACACGAAATCCACGCTAAACTTGCCGCGCATGAGGTTCAGATCGACGGCCACCGCCGAGAACTCGATGATCTCTGGACGAACGACAAGACCCGCAGCGAACAGATCACCAAGGTTCGGATCGAAATCGCCAAATGGCTCGGTCTCGGCGCCGTGTTCTTTGCCATCGTCAACGCTGTTGTCGCCAAGTTCACCATTGAAGCCATAACCCGCGCCCTCGGAGGCCAATAAATGCTCAAGCGACCGAAGAAATTCGCCACCCACGAACTGGTCGACAAGGCCACATTCGAGCGCCTTGGGGAAAGGGCCATTCAGTCCTTCCGTCCCGAGCTGATAGCCATTCTAGACGAACTCTCCGAAGGATTCGCCGGGAAAGCCATCACCGTGAACAACTGGAAATCCGGGGGATCGTTCCAATGGCGCGGCCTCCGTACCCGCGACTGTGACCAGGGTGCGCCCAACGGTGCCCATTTTGTCGGGGCCGGGGTGGATTTCAACGTCGCCGGAATCCACTCGGACGAGGTTTTCAAGTTCATCATGGCCAATCCCTCAAAGTTTCCCCACATCCGCCGTCTGGAAGATCCCGCGATTGCGAAATCGTGGACCCATGCGGACTGCTTCGAGCATGACTCCCCCGGGATTCTGGTAGTGAAGCCATGACCCGCTTTCTGACCTGGATGCGGGAAGTGTCCCTCGGGCCGAATGGCAAGCCATCTAGTCAGCGGGTGGTGGGGCTCGTCTCTGCTTCCGTGCTGCAGGCGGTTTTCGCCGGGGCATCGGTGATGCTGATCCGCCGGGGTCAAAATGCGGCGTTCCAATCGCTGTTTGAGTCCTTCGCCCTGTTCACGACTGCCGCCCTCGGCATTCTGGCCATCAATAAGGCCGTGACCGACATCAAGGGGAAACCCCCCGAAGGTGAGACGTGAAGGCCGTGTCCTACCTCCTTGCCTTCCTTCTCGGGGCTCTCTGCCTCTACCTAACCCTTCCTAACGGAAAGGTGACGGAGAAGGCGTACCAAGCGCTGAAAGCCTCCCACGAGAAGGCTGTGGAAGATGGGCTCAAGTACCGGCACGAGCGCGACGAATGGCATGAGGTGTACCTATCCGCAAGCAGTACCGCGGACTCGCTGCGTGGCCTGCGGGAATCAATGCGCCGGGATATTCTCAAGGCGCCCGATTCCACCGCCAAAATCCTCGGGCTCCATGTCACCAAGCGGGATTCCCTACGGTGCCTACCCTTGTCCGAATTTGCCGACCTCGTGGCATCAAAGATCGAACTGGAACTGGCCGACTCTGCCGCCCTGCGTGACTCTGTGGCCCTGAATGGGTGCGAGAACGCGCTGAGCTATGCCGACTCCGCCGAGGCTGTCGCAAGGCAGGACGCTCAGGCGCAGAACAAGGGCGCCAAGGCCTTCGCGGGTGAGGTGCAACACCTTCGGCATGCAAGATGGTTCTATGCGGCTGGCGGGGCTCTTGTGGCCCTGCTAATGGTCGTTGGAGTTAATTCCCTATGAATCTCCGCTACTTCTCTCCCACCGCCATCTGTGTGGCTCACGAAACTATCCACAAGGCTAACCCCAAGGGAAAGGACGCTGCCCGGGCTATTCACCGCCTACATCGGTACTTCCCCGCCCTATGGCTGCTCCCCAAGGGGAACATCTACATCCGGCACCACCTGACCCTTTCCGCCTTGTACCACGAGGCGGGGGATTCTTCGGGGTACTGGCATCACGAATATCTGGCCCGGGAAGCGATGAGCAAGCTCTGCTCCCCCGCCCTGCCATACCTAGAGGGATGGTCATACCTCAACTACATCCGGCAGGCCTACGAGTACTGGATGGCGTGTGGGGGTGTTTCCGAGGCGTGGAACCTGACCTTTATCGCGCAGGACGAACTAGCAGCTTCAATGGCTTTGGCGGGCGGAGAAGTCCCGACCACCGACACCAGAGAAAACGACCGTGTCCGGCCGGCAGACGAAACCTTCGCCACCTGCCCCACCTTCACTGTCTGGCGTAGCCCCGGCCGGTTCCTGCTCGTGCATCACGACGCTAGGGTCAGAAAATTCCGCTTCAACCTGCACGTCGAAAACACCTTCGGGCGTGTCGTGCAAGATAAGCCCGACTGGAACTGGTACACGGGATGGCCGAATAAGCGGGTCAAGCTGCTTTGGAGACTCTTCCCCCTAAAAATGCGGGTTCTGTCCAGAGGCTATTCCGGTGTCACTCTCAAGATCGGGAAAAAGGTTCTGACGATCAAGCCTTAACGAACAGCCGCCATCCAGGGTGGACTCCTACCCGTGGCCCCGGCTGATCGACTCTTGCGCGGGGCGGGTGGAGCGCGGGGTCACTTTTTAGTTGTCCACAAATCGAGGTGTCCATGAAGTGTAAAAACTGCGGCTCCGTAAAACTCCAACGGCGGGGCAAAGCCATCGTCGCGGGGGTGTGGATGCAACGACTTTTTTGCAACGACTGTCGGAAATGCTCGTCCGTTCCGTTTGACGATTCCCCGGCCACTCCGGTTGTCCCGGTAGTCCAGACCGAAGTTGAGCCCCTTGTTCTTCGCGATAAGGAGCGGCAGATCGCCAAGCTCAGGGACACGGACAAATCCAAAGACAAGTTAATTGCTGCCCTTGAAGAACAGGTGGAGCAGGCCCGTAAGCGGGGGGAAATCCTTGAAGCCCTGCGTAATTCTCCCCGAGACAGTCGGCCGTTTAAGGTGAGAACCGTCTCCGAAGGCAACGAGGCCACCGCGGTCATCGTCCTGTCCGACACCCACATCGAGGAACGGGTCGATCTGGATAAGGTAAACGGCCTGAACGAGTACAACCCCGAGATCGCCCAAGCGCGCATCGAGCGCGTGATGCAAAACGCCATTATCATGGTGAAGCAACAGCAGCGCGAGATCGAGATCAATACGATCGTTCTAGCGGTACTGGGTGACATCATCACCGGCTATATCCATGACGACCTCGTCGAGACGAACTATATGGCCCCCGTCAAGGCAATCCTTTTGGCGCAGGACATTCTGGAAAACTGCATAGACCTTTTGGTGCAGAACACCAAGTGCAATATCATCGTCGTGTGTACCCCCGGTAACCACGGCCGTACCACAGAGAAGCGCCGGGTGCAGAGCTACGCGGAAAACTCTTTCGAGTACCTGCTGTACATGACCCTGCAAAAGTATTACCGATCCAATAAGCGCGTCGAGTTCCGCATCACCGAGGCATACCACAATTACCTCGATGTGTACGGGTACATCGTCCGCTTCCATCATGGGGATTTCATGCAGTATGGGGGCGGAATTGGTGGTATTACCATCCCGGTTAACAAGTCTATCGCGCAATGGAATCAGGCCGTAAAAGCTGACCTCGATGTGTTTGGCCATTGGCATCAGCTCACGTTCGCCAAGAACTTCGTTTCCAATGGCTCGACTATCGGCTTCAACCAGTATGCCATCTCCATCAAAGCAGGCTTTGAGCCTCCGCAGCAGGCTTTCTTCCTAATTGACAAGAAGCGCAAACGCTACACCCTTTCCTGCCCCTTGTTTACTGAGTAGACCATGTCAGTTATCGCATGGGATGGCCGCACCGTAGCAGCTGATCGACAGGTCACAGAGGGAGACATCCCCCACCTGTGCCGTAAAATCTTCCGTCTGCGTGGCGGGGAAATCGTGGCATTTGTTGGCGATATGCGCCACGGCCTCGAGCTTGTCGCGTGGTTCAAATCGGGGGGGCACGTTCGGGCATACCCCAAAGCCTCAAAAGCCGACTCCGCGACCCTGATCGTATTCCAGGCCGGGGGGCAGGTGTTCGAGTTCGACGGCGGACCCCAGAAAATGCCCGTTCCCGATAGATTCATGGCGTGGGGATCTGGAAAAGGGCCCGCTCTTGGGGCGCTGGCAATGGGCGCTGATGCCAGGCGTGCTGTCAAGATCGCCAGCCGCTACAATTCAGCCTGTGGGATGGGGGTTACTGCGCTAACTGTGCGACGGTAATCGCAACGATCAGAAGCATTGAGACGATGTAGTTCCCAAGGATGATCCGGCTCACCCCAGTTCGGAGCCCGAAGGTAAAGGCGAATATCTCACCCAAGCCCCATGCCGCGATGAACCAGTAGCTCGTGTGGCTCCCCCCGGTCATTGTGGAAATGAGCAATGGAATCCCGCAAAGGGAGAGAAGGCTGTTTCCCGAAATTCCAAGGAGTCGGGTGGTCGGGCTCATGCCCTAAATTTAAAAATTCTACCGAGGGTCAGGGCAGTTAAATGAAACCACGCCTTCAAACCGCTTCCCATTGAACTCGATGGATGAATAATCGGAAGGTAGAGAAGCAGCATAGTCGATCGAAAAGTATAACGTGGTAATCGAAAGGCTGTCGGTGACAATCTGAACCCCTGAAACCGTAAGCGGGAATTTTCTTGTAGCTCCACCCGACTCAATCAGAGCGTTGGCGCTAAGTGCTAGGGTGCAGATGGAATTCGGCGCGAACACCTCAAAGATGTATTTCTCTCTCAGATCACGCTGCGCCTTGTCAAGCGAAACAGAATCCATGCTCTGAGCCTTGATGTACAAAGCGTTTGCCGCCTTGTAGTACCCCGGTCGCGTGTAGCTCAGAAACGCCAAATGACCGATGCCAATAGAATAAACTCCTTCCGCTCCAAAGGAGTCGATAGACGGCTCAAGGCGCAGTGAAGCACCAATCCCATCAAAAGAGATAACTGAGTCTGATATCGTACCTGACACGGAGTCAATCAGGGTGACCTTACCCCGCGATTTGGTGGTTTCGGTGGCAGGCTCCGTCAAGCAGCCCGTGAAAAACGTCGCGATTGTCAGGAGTGTCAGTAGATGTTTCATAAGCATAAACTGCCCTACTGTCACGCTTCCGTCAAACTTCGGGTTAACGATGCATAAAAGGGTGAAATTAGGGCCATGTAAATTTTTATTCAATGTCACTTGCATCAAACTGTAACTGCGTATAATTTGCCGCTCAGAGCTTTTCACAAGCTCCAAGGAGTTGAAAATGCAAGAGCTGATGGAAGTGTTCAGGGAACTGGCGGCAAGTGCGATTAAATGCGCCGCCGATATTGAATCTATTACTGCGCCGTTCCCTGCACCGTCATTGACGAAACCAGGTCTTTCGCTTCTTCAAGTAAAGCAGCCCGCGCCGCCTCTCCATCGCCCCGTGATATTTTCTCTGCGACAATTGCCAGTAGTCTCCCTAGACCTTTAGAGGACATGAGGTCGGGGCGGGCGCCGGCCGCGATGCAGGCTTCGTGAACTATGGCCCACGCATCAGAGACATCTTCCGAGCTGAGATAATCACCACGCGAAGAATCCCCAATGTTTACAGGGGCTAAATGACTGCCGCTTTTACGAACGGGCTTGTCTTTGTCTGAATTGATCGGGCCGGTGTAGCCCATTTTGCGTAAGGCATTTGCCGCATCGCTGGGAATCTGGTTTCTGCCCGTCTCCCAAGCCGAAATCGACTTGTGATCGCGTGACAAAATGACACCAAGGGCGCTTTGCGTGTACCCTGACAGCATCCGCCAAGTTCGTAAGTCTTTGTCTTTGGCCAAACTAGGCCTCCCGCAAAAATATTTTCACTTTTCGATAGATTTCTGTTGACCGAATCTGCCGACTCGGATAGATTATGTCTATCGAACCGGGCGAATCTATCGAATCCGATATATCGCAAGGCAAGGGAGATAACAACATGGCCGACAAAAATCAAACTGCCCCTAATGGCATCACCAAGGCTGACATCCGCAAAAAGGATCTCAAGCGGGTGAATCTGATAAAGGTCAAAAAAGACTTTCGGACGAACCCGGATGTGCTTTCTGCGGCCCTTGACGCCTTTGAGCGTGAGCTGCGCCAGAAGAAGGCGGTGGCAGCATGATCTACCGCCTTTTCGGTTCCACTTGGAACGATGTGCCCGAACGCCAGACCCTGACCGAGGCTGTGAAGCGTGAGAATGGCCGTGCCATTTGGGAAGCGGGACGCTTCGCCCGTGCCACCAAGAACGCCCTGCGGTGGTTCAAATGATCGCCCTCGCCCTGACCACCCTCGTCGTGGGGTTCGCTATTGGAGCCGTGTTCATGAACATCAAGCCCCGCCGCCTTCGGGCCAAGGACTTCGACATCGACACGATTCTGGCGAATGCCGAAAAGCCGTTCTACGAAAAGACCACCTGAAAAATGAAAGGGGCCAGACGGGCAAACGTCTGAACCCCTAAGCCAGTCACACCACGTTAAGGAGAATGACCGACATGACCAACGATAAACTCACCGCCCTTTTGAGTCAACTGCCCTCCGGCTCCACCATCACCCGCCGTCAGTATTCGTGGGCCGTGGAAGTCCCCCACCGTGAAGGGTACAAGTCCTGCGGGACAACCCTTGAGAACGCCCTGAGCCATGCCATTGAGGGTGATGCGGCCCTTGAATGCGCCGCCCTGTCAGCTCAAGCGGATATTTCCTGGTTCCCCTCGGAGGCAAAATGACCTCATACGACGACTGGAAAACCGGATTCGGTGACGGGAATTTCGAGGATGCCCCCGAATGGCCCCCCTGCTACCGGGATAAGAAGGGCTATCCGAGAGACACCGATACCGGGCGCTTTCTCTCAGAAGATG